TGTTGCAGAAGGAACTCGTGCGCCTGTTTATCTTGATGTAGTTAAAGATGAACAATTTACATATCAAAAAGGCGCTGATGGCAAACAAATTCGTGTACCTTATATTGGTGGCGTTGATAGATAGCCAAACTTTCGGGAGTATATTTACCAGAACGAATAATCTGCTGGAATGGGTCTGCACTTTGACGTTCTCTAGTTCTTTGCTGAATGAGAGCATATTCGCTCATAGCTTTTCGCCCTGCATCAGCAACAGCTATAGCAAACTGTTGGTCACCAGATTGAGCCGCTATCTCAGCAATCTTCATATAAGAATTAGGGTCATTTGGATTTAGTTGATTAGCCAACTGCTGACGCTGAGAGATCATCTTCAACTGTGGGTCTTCACCACCCAAGGCACGACCAAGGATGCCACCTACGTTATATCCAGCAACATTAGCCGCTATGCGCTCAGAAGCACCAAAAGGAAGTGACTCCATAGCCACAGCCCTATCGTAAGCCTGTTGTTGCAAGGCTTGTTGGTATTGTTCAGGAGTTTGAAAAAGTCCAGCTATTTCTGATGTTGCCATGATTATTCCTTATGACCAATTAGTTCCGCTTAACAAAGCATCTAAATCACTTCCACTCATGGGACTAAACGCAGTCCCTTGAGGTATGGCATTTTGCAAATTTCTGTTTAAGTTGAAGTTACTAAATCCAGTACCAATACCATTCATTAGTTGTTGATTAGATGCAAGTCCAGTTAATCCAGAACGCAACAATTCATTTGGAGAATTTCTAGCCGCCGCTAAATTGCTTTGAGCCGCCGCCATTCCACCAGCCAACAATGATTGACCTACATTAGCACCAGCTTGTGCTGATCTACCACCCAACTGAGCGCCAATATCAAGAGGTGCTTGACCTAACTGCTCAATACCTTGAGTAGCACCTAAATAGCCTTGGAATGGTGCAAGAGCGCCAACTTGACCTGTCTGATACTGACTCAATAAATTAGAACCAGTGCCAAACAATCCAGCACCAAACGCAACATTTTGTTGACCAGCTTGCTGTGCCTGTGCCGCCAACTGAGCATCTTGTTGAGCCATAGCGTTGTAGTAGGCTTCCATCTCAGGTGTAGTAGCACCCAATCCAGCCGCACCACTAGGGCGCATACCTGTAGCGCCTACAGACAATCCACCACGACCTTGTTGGAACAACTGGTTCTGCAACTGAGACATCTGACGCTCACGGCTAGGTGCAAGTAAATCCTGTTGTTGTTGGATATATTTAGCGGCAACCTGTTCAGGACTTTGTGAAAGATACTGCTGACCTAAGCCAAACAAGCCTGTAGCCGCCTGAGACAAAGGCTGATACTGTCGTTGAGCCTGTTCTGCTTGAGTTAAAGAACTTCCAGCTAAACCCATCAAACGATTTTGATAGGCTTGCAGTTCAGGACTGACGTTGTAACCAGCACCAGTTAAGTATCCTTGAGGAGACATCTGAAAGTTAGATGAGCCAAACCTTGTAGTCACTCCAACAGGTCGAAATTTCTGCGCTTCAGCCGCCGCTTGACCCGCTTCCTGTTGCTGACGACCTTGGTTGGAATAGGCTTGTTGAGAACCTCCTCCTCCAAATAAACTATTTATTACTGTTGGTGCGACTGCCGCCGCTACTGCTGCCCAAGGCATATCAATCTCCTTTAATCAAAATATCATCCACTTTAGACGGGTCTTTCTCGTCTGTGGCATGAATACAAAACCAAACACAATCAGTTATAGCTTTTACGCCATGCGTAACACCAGCTTCAATCTCAATGCAAGCAGGAGCAGAAACAATATCAATCTCAGTACCACGCAAAACAGCAACTTTGCCATGAGCCAAAATAGACAAATGACTAAAGTTGTGCGTATGCTTCATGATTGCCATTCCTGCCGTGAAGAATGACTCTTTGGCATACAACCCATCACTGAAATGATGAGTAATGCGAAATTGAGAATCTTGAATCATCATGTTGGTGTATTTGTTTGTTTCTGTTGTTCTTGTTGTTGAGCCGCTACAGCCGCATCATATGCCGCTTGTTCTTCAGCGGTGTACTCCACTTGAGTGACTTGGCCTGTTTCGCAATTAACTACTGTTCTGTGTGTCATGGTGTTTACTCGTAAAGAATGTTGATTGAACCAGCATCGAAAGTATTTGAGCCATTGGTTGCTATTTGAACTCTATCAAGAGTGCCGCCAAGACTTATATCCCCAGCCAAATAGTTAATGTTTGAAGTGCTATTTCTAATTACGCCTGATGCAACCCAAACATTCCCAGTAATATTGGTTATAGTAACTGACCCCATTTGGGTAAAAGCGGCTGTCCCAAAAAAAGAAACAAAACCAGCCGTTGATGTTGCTACTGATGCAGTTGATGTTGCAATATTTCCACAAGCAGAGTTATAACCTGAAGAAACTATACCGCCTGATGTGCCTAATTTAATAATAATATTGTCTGTACCACTTAAAGAAACACCGCTAAACATCACAGTAATCCGCTTCACATAACTAGGTATGCTAGTAAAGTCAATACTTGAACTTACTGGGCTAGTTGGGTTAGAAACCGCTGTACCTTGAGTAATCCCCAATACCGCACCTGAGTTGATCGTGACGCTTGCTGATCCATCAATAATTACGCTCATGCCCATGCTCCTACTGAAGTGTTAGAACCAGATGCACTAACTGGTGCAATGCGGATAAAGCTACCAGCCACTGTTGAGAACGCACCACCAGGTGCGGCTGATAGCGTGTATTGCGGAATGAATGTGCCGCCAGCGTTGACTGATACTGTGCCTTTAACAACAAACACATATGATCTAAAGGCTGTGCTTGCAGAGCCAGTAATTACGCTGCTTGACGCTGTTTGTATAAAACTTGCTGTAACAGTTTGTGCCGTAGAAGAAAATGCCGCGCTATCAGTATGGGAGGTGACGTCATAAGCAATGTTATTAACTGTTGCAGTTCCACCAAACCCCAAAGCAATTGTGTGCGCTGTTGTTCCCGCTGTTTTGCTTATCGGTACAAGCATTTCAAACTCATACACAGTGCTTGCTGACAGCGTTACGCCAACACCAAACACGCTTTGTGCGCCAGTTGCATTAGCACCAGCAAGTGCAGAATCAAGTCTGTAATACTGCTGAGTTGGAATGATGCCTCGTTGCGTGCCAATAGGCGTAGCAACTATGACGGGGCTTGAATATTCAAACTGCCCCGCAGCGGCTGGGCTTGATAGCGTATCAGAAGTTAAAACAAGTATTGACATGATTAGCCTTCATAAAGAATGTTGATAGTGCCAGCATCGAATGTGTCTGTTCCACCTACGGTTGTGATGCGTAATTGCGTCAATGTGTCAGAGAGAGTTTTTGATCCAGATGATACGTTTGTAGCATTTGATGCAGTTGGTGATCCTATTGTTCCTGCTTGCGCCCAATTATTTGACCCAATCAAAGTCAACGTAACTATGCCGTTGTACACGTTGGTGTTTACAACACTTTCAGCAATAATAAAACCAGCAGTAGATGTACCATAAGTATTGGTAGCTGCTATTCTTACTACACTTGATGAATATCCAGTATTTTCAATACCACCTGAATCACCAAGTTGAATTAAATATCCAGATGTACCAGCTGATGCAGTAGAAAACACACTAAACATCACGGTGATGCGCTTTACCCATGATGGTATGGAAGTAAAGTCTACAGACGTTTGCGTAGTAAGGGTAACAGCAGTACTCAATGTGTTCATTGAGTTTGTGCCAGTACCCGCTTGCAACGTCAATGTATTTGAACCAGCAACAGCTGGCGCAGCCACGGTAACCGTGCCGCTGGTGTCTCCTGATATGACAAGTGAACTCATATGATTCCTTTACAGAACAACCCAGCGAGAGCCGGTTGGAATGGTGACTGTGATACCGCTGTTGATGGTGATAGGTCCAACAGAGTGCGCGTTGTTTGATGCAGTGATGCTGTAATTTGTGGTCACGGTCTTTGTGTTCTCGTAGAAGACAGTATCTGATCCACCACCAGTAGCGCCACCACCAACTGATGTCCATCCAGTGCCGTTATAGCCTTCAAATTTTGTCAGTGTGGTGTTAAATCGCAACTGTGCCGTAGCTGGCGTACCTGGCCTCTGTGCCGTAGTACCTGATGCAATCTTGATGGCATCGGTCGCCGAGACAGTGAATGTGCCAGGCACTGACAACGTACCAGCAACAGCCAATGTCTTGCCTGAACCGATATTCATACCGACTGATGTGCCAGTGCCATCACCCTTGAAAACCGCATCAATGGTATCTAAGTCAGTATTGACTTTTGTACCCCATGTATCTGTTGATGCGCCAACTTCAGGCTTTGTCAGCAATAGGTTGGTGGTGGTTGTATCTGCCATTCTTTACCCCTTACGCGGCTTCTTGCCAAGTGATTGAATTGTCTGCTAAATCTGACCAATTTTCTGATGTATCTGACGCAGGCGTCCAGCTGCTGGACGAATCTGACACCGGCGTCCAGCTTTCCGAATTATCTGACTGCGCCGTCCATGACTCTTGTGTGTCAGGCACTGCGCCCCAGCCAAATCCAATTAGTGTGCCAACCGATCCTGAAAGCTCTACGCCAGTTATTGCAATTTCAATAACAGTTGTGACCGATCCAAGACCCTCAAACACATCAACACCAGTAATGTCTTGGAATGAGATTACCTCAGCAGAAACCGTGTCAACGGCTCCAGTGGCTGCATTTCCAGAAACAGTCGTTGTACTTGTAGCTCCAACAGAGCCAACCGATAAGGTTGAACTATTGCCATTCTCAGCAATTGAAATGATTGGAGCCAGCGTACCAACTGACAATGTCGATGAATTTCCTGTAACAGCAACCGTTCTGGTGGCCGCAACAGTACCCGCAGAGACTGTCGATGCATTGCCAGTGATGGCAACAGTTCTGGTGATTCCTACTGTACCTACGTTGCCGGTGGCAATCGTCCCATCTTCTTGAATTGATCGGCTTGCCAGCAGCGTGCCAACAGCACCAGTGGCTTGATTTCCACTGATGACAACATTGCCTATGCCATAGACACCCTTGCCGTAATAACCTGTTCCATAAGCAGCCATGCCGCTGCCCCTGCGTTAAGCCAGCCTGATCAGGCCGGTACTTGCATCATTGGTAGGCATGGTCAGCGTGAACGTACCAGCAGTCACTGTCTGGCTGCCAAAGGTATGCACGCTGATGGCCTTGTTTGACTGAGTCGAGTTGTACAGCAAGACGCAATCAAAGGCTGTGGATAAGGTCACAGAGCTAAACGAAATGCTGGCGCTGGGCGTCCAGTACGCTGTAGTGCCGCTGGTAGCCGGTGCGGTGGCATTTGTAACTGTCACGCCGCCTGCGGTATAGCCAGTTCCGGAAACCTCTCCAGTGGCCGTATACGCGGTTGTAGAGGCATTGATGGTGGCAGTGGTCAAGTACAGCGCAGCCTTCACCGTGTCAGCGGTTGTTGCAGCGCGCACCACGCCAGTACCAAAATTGTGGTGGCCGACAAGCAGTTCACCTTTGAAACTGGTACAGAGGGCTTGAGTGTTTGCGATGATAGTTCCCTTCTTGGGTTATACCCAATTCAAATTAATTAATCGACTGGCTGATGCCATCAGCAAACACACTACGTTTGAGCGCCATATGGACAGATCGATGCACCAATTCTCCATCCAGCCAATACTCTACCCAGCTTGTTGTCTCGGTATCGTTTTCCAATGAACCTTCACGCTTTTCCAGCAGTGACTCGTCCATCTCGCCTTTGGTGGTGTTGATCATCATCCAAATGTCCTTGCACGCGCCATGAGAGCGCCGCCAGAGGTTGAACTACGGTCATCTGCAACCTGTAACTGATCAAGACCAGCCAGATATAGCGATGACCACACTGAGATTCTCGCATCATCCTGCAAGTAAGGCGCAGCCTGTAGCAATGCACCATACAGATAAACGTCAGGAGCTTGAGTCAGCAACCAGTTGGTGGCAACAGTCGATGACAACTTTGTCAATTTGGCGTAGTAAACCAGATCGGCAGTGTATGCACCATCAGGAATCGGCAGCAGTCTGAATTGATTGCCCACCACGGTGAAGTACAGCGGCTTACCGCTGGATAAGTAGGTGGTATTGGACAGCTGGTCCATTGCGTCAATCGTCTGAAACGTCAGTGACGTCACAGGATTGGTATCGAGCTTGATCGACTTGACCTCCAAGAAGTCATCAGGCACTGTGCCGTACTCGGCAGCAGCTGCAAATGATGCAGTGGCGCGCACGATCATTTGTCGTGTGCGTAGCTGGCGCTCCATCTGAGCTTCAGCCAGGCTGATGAAATCAGGAATGACAGACGTCAGATCAGACCGATTAAGCCAATCAGCCAGCGATGATTTCAGTTCGGTGTAGGTTGTCAGTGCCATCAGACGGCCTCTTTTTCCAGCTGCTCTTTCATGATCCAAGTGTGATCATGTCGGAATTCAAACGTGCCAATGTGTCCGATCTCTTTCGAGACATCATGATCAATATACACCTTGAAACCCAATTCCTGAGCCTTCTTGCAGAAGAACACATCCTCTCCCATATATCCGCGAGTGTCGTACTGCCACGGCATATCAAACCACGGCTCAGACATACCCTGAAACACTTCGCGCTTGATCAGCATCACGCCAGTACCAACAGAGCCAATCTCCTCCAAACCGCTTGATTCAGGCATGGTGTAGACCGGCTGGCGTTTTCCATTCTCGTCATAGTTTTGCGCGGTTGGTCCTGTAGGCATACGGCGTCTGGCGCAGTTGGCCGCCACAATGTCCACATCATGCGCCATCAGTCGCTGGATCATGTCCTGCGGGAATGTCATGTCAGAATCGATGAACAAGATGTGGCTGCAACCCTCGCGCATCGCATCCAGACACAAGTCAGCGCGCTGGTTTTGAATCAGCGTGCCTTGCAGTATCTTGAGGCTGACAGCATCGGTGGTGTTCAGCGTGTGATAAGCCACCATATTGACCATGCAATAGGTGTACTGAGTGTGAACCATGTCACGCGCTGGCGTGCAGACTGCGATGTATTTCATACTTGTCCTGGCCTCACTCTAAAGAATCTGTTATCAGGATCGTTCAACCATTTTTTCATGTAAACAGGATCATCCAGCTTGCCCTCTGCCTTCAACTGAAAGTAAATTGATTCGGGGATGCTGGCAACATGATGCCATTCACCCTTCCAATTTGCTTTGTTGTCGATGGTGGCAAAGTCGCGCTTGTTGGCCTCAATGACTGACGTCAAGTCCTGAGTGGTCTGAATCGTTGCCTCATCAGT